ATCACCCTGAGAGTGTGGCTTACCTAGTTTGTCGATGATGTTTTGAAAGGTAGAGGTAGTGTAGCCCTGCAAATGTGAACCACCTATTTCTCTGTCTGTTGCTTGTTCCATTTTTTGTCCTCCGTTTTAAGACAAGTAAAGTGTACCACAGTTAAATCACAATAATACACAAGTTTTTTTATATTTTACTCTGCGACCCTGCGGTTCTACTTTTTTAAAGGGGCAGCAGCTGAAATAAAAAAGGGGCTCGAGGCCCCTCCCAGTTATTCGTGAATGGTGTCTACGTGCTCAAGACCTTCATCTAGTCTCAAGAGTATGCCTTGTAGTCGCGCACTCCATTCTTCTTTATCGGTATCAACGATAGGCATTTTGATAGAATGCAAATTAGGGTCGCCTACTTCTACATACTCGACGTGCCATCCTTTATGGATGATGTTCTGTAATGTAATGATGTCTTGATCTGATAGAAAGACATTAGGCTTTCTGTACTGGTCATTCATTGTGATGTCCTCTTTAGTGAATGAGAGTGTAGTGTAGCGTACATAACACTACACTACAACCTGGGTTTTATAGTCTACTAGAGTTAAGCAGCAGCCCTAGAATCCAGAGCGCGATCCCCGCCAGTGACAGACCGAAACCGATCAGTGTGTGTAGGATCGTCAAAGGATTGTCTTCAATGTATCCGACTCCACCCAAAACCATGATTAGTCCTGCGAAGATTAGGAATGCGAGTGAGAAAGTTTTCATTTTTAGTCCTCCATTAGAACTGGTTTGAAAATCGGAGGGGCAAAGCCCCTCCGGTTGTTAGCTGTAATCGACTTCTTGAATATCGTATACGTCTCGGCAGCCGACAGCTTCTTTTACTTTTTGCCAAACATCAGAGCCCTCTTCCGTGTTTAACGTCCTGCCACGGCTAACCGCGTGGTAATCGTCAATACTCAAAAGCTCCCGTTGTTCGTAGTTCAGATCTTCTTCAATAGTCTCTGAAAAAGTGAGCCAAACTGTGAACTCATGTTCGTCTTTATCCCAAACTGTGAACTCTGCTGTATATTCTGTAACCATCTTAAAATCGGGGGCATTACTGCCCCCGTCTCCTTTAGTTAACCCAATTACGTCCCATGAAATTAAACTCGACGATAGTGTCGAGGTTGATTGACCGCCAAGCTTTTTTGGGGTCTTCACCTTTACGAAGTAGGTCAATGTCAACTACTGACAGCAGCCGTGAGCGGTCACCCTTCAACTCACCACCCGCGAAGAAACGGTCAGCAGAAGGTAATACGCAAACCATTTTACGAAGTGAATTATCTTTCTTAACGAAAGTGACTGAGAAGAAACGACGGCCTACGGCCTCTCTGATTATTTGCTTATCAAACATGATAGCGTCCTCTATTGTGCGGGGTTTTTTGTAGTCCCCACTAACTACACTTACGATTATGAGGTCTAGTCAAAATATATCAAGTCTAATGTATTATACTTTAGTCTAATGTCATGAAAAAAAGCCGGTTACTTGGGGCGTTTGGGATGGTGGCGTGGCATTGTCACGATGGGGTCTCCCCCTAAAAAAAGGGACGTGTGTACACAGGCGGCTATATATAGTTAGTTCAATAATTTCATTGACCGAGAATTTCGTTCCGACCCCCACCCTTAAAAGTCGTGTAGACTCACGTTGGAGTCCCTTGGCCCGAGAAAAAATCACCATGCAAATTCATTTGAACCTTCCAGGTGCACCGTTAGTGGAGAACACTTTGTTTTTAATGGCGCAGTCGGACACGCACCGTTTTTACAATGATCGTGATATAGAGAGATTGATTCTTGCGCCTAAGGACCATGGCAAGTTGTTGGTTGCTTATGATGATCAAGCCAACCCGATTGGCTTTAGTACACATGCGTTTTTATCTCCTGAAGCGGAGGAGGGTTACCTGACTCGGAGCAGGAAACTGCAACCGATGGATTTTGAAGGAGAAGATGGTACTCTATGGTGCATAGACTTCGCGGCCCCGTTCGGAGACTGTATTCATGTCATGCGGGTGATGCGAAACTGGTGTAATGAGCGGTATGGTTCTGGGATGAAGGCTAGGATATACCGGAGCCTTAGAAACCACATAGGGTGTTTGGTCATATGATTCACGATCCTTGTATTGTCCCCCAACTAAGAAGTAAAAAAAGAGAGCGTGACGATTGGTTCCTTGTTCGCATGGGCTGTTTTAATGGTGACCCTGACGGAGAAGGTTCTGGAAAAGACGGCGCAAGTGATCTTGGTGATGCAGGAGAGGCGATAGCCTCAGATTTTGTTGACCCATATGACCAAGACGAAGCAGCTGATTTTAGAGACAGACAAGACGAGTCAACAGGGGAGTCTGAACCTGGGGAACGTTCTGCTGATATCGGTGACAATCAAACCAGAGCCGTCAACATTGCTAACATTGCTAGTGTTCCAGACATCGACTTTGACGAAGAGTTTGACAGAAACGAAAGCCCTTTAAATTTTGCCGCTTTAGATTTTCCGGGAGGACCAAACGAACAACGGAAACGAGACAGGGAAGAACGCGAGGTTGAAAAGCTACTCGAGCAACAAAAACAAGCAGACCGAAGGGCAAGAGCAGTTGGTGCTGACGGCCCTGATCCCGTGGATATTTTTGACGTTTACGACCCTAATGAACCGGAAGGCGGTGCAGCATCGTTGACGGCCCTTCGCCCAGACCTAGCTCGTGATCCTTCTCGTCCTCCAGTTAGTATTGTTCCTGCAGCTACAACTCCAGCAGAGCAAATAATAGCTCAAGCCCGTAACCCTAACTTTTTGCCTTCGGGTATGACAGGACCCGCACCTTCAGGTGGTGATGTTGATTTGACTCCAGACTTTTTGCCTTCGGCCATGACAGGGCCACGAGAGGCTCGATCACAGGTCTATAACGTCGCAGGACCAAGTGCAATGACCATGCAAGGTGTAGACCGTGACATACCTCGTGATTTTGATGGAGGCGATGTTGGTGATTTTTCTGAGTTCTTGCCACCTGAAGTTCAAGAAAAGGAAAGAGAAAGACGGGAAGAGATCAGGAAAGCGGTAGAAGAAGGGAGACCGATCCCTGGAGAAGTAGGTCTTCGTAATTTGTTGGCACCACTCGGACTAGGTAAAACTATTCTTGAAAAGTTTACTGAAAGAGATAAGGAATTTGCTCGTCAGGCGAATCTTCCAGGTAATCAATTTCAAACAAATGCCCAAGGTCAGATAACAGGGGTGTTTAACCCACGGGAAAATGCTGTTTATACCCCGTCTTCTGTTGGATTGTTTGATTTCAAAGGCCAAGAGGAGGCGGCTGGAGATCTTTATAGAATGCAAAGACAACGTCAAGAACAAGAACAACAAAGCCAAGGAGGAGATGACCCTATCATCCCGCCATTAATTCCTGAAGATCCGTTAGCCCAGGATCAAACACCAGAACCTGTCGTTGGACAGAACGTAATTACTGGAGCCAACTACCAACCACGCGAACCGGTGCAATTTGCTTACACAGGACTGCCGACTTTGGCTCCGGTATCACTGCAACCTACTTTCCAAGCGCAACAGCAATTCACTCCAACGTTTGGATTGGGTGCATTGCGCCGTAGCTGATGTCCTCGACTCTTGAATCTTTGCCTGATGAGGTGCTGAAAGAGATTTTAGCCCTCAAACAGGCAGAAATCAGGATCGCGACCCGCGAAAAAGCGCAAAATCATTTCATGCCATTCGTGCATCACGTCTATGAGAACTTCATAGAGGGCCGTCACCACCGTGTAATCGCGGAAAAACTCGAAAAGATAGCAACTGGGGAGTTAAAACGGCTGATTGTGAACATGCCGCCTCGTCATTCCAAGTCAGAATTCGCTTCTTACCTCATGCCAGCGTGGTTTTTGGGGCGAAATCCTAAATTAAAGATCATTCAAGCAACTCACAACACGGAATTAGCGGTCAGATTTGGTCGTAAAGTCCGTAATTTAATAGAAACGGAGGCATATTATGAAATCTTCCCCGAAACCAAGCTCAAAGCGGACGACAAAGCGGCGGGTCGCTGGGGCACCGAAGCAGGAGGCGAATATTTCGCAGCAGGAGTCGGTGCAGCCGTCACCGGTCGGGGAGCCGACCTCTTCATCATTGACGACCCACATTCGGAACAGGATGCCCTTAGTGAAGGAGCGTTTGATAACGCTTACGAGTGGTATACGTCAGGCCCTCGCCAACGTTTACAGCCGGGTGGCGCGATTATTCTCGTAATGACGCGCTGGGGGACGAAGGATCTCACCGGAAAACTGATGAAAGCTCAGGCCAACGACGTAATGTCCGACGAATGGGAGGTTGTGGAGTTCCCTGCAATCATGCCTTCGGACAAACCACTGTGGCCTGAGTTCTGGAACAAGGATGACTTGTTAAAAGTCAAGGCTGCACTGCCTGTTGCCAAGTGGAATGCACAATGGCAACAGCAACCTACCGCCACAGAGGGTGCAATTGTTAAACGTGAGTGGTGGCAAACATGGGAGAAAGACGATGTCCCTCCGGTCAAATATATCATGCAGTCATATGACACGGCGTTCTCGAAAAAGGAGACAGCGGATTACTCAGCAATTACAACGTGGGGTGTATTTCAACCAGAAGAGGGAGGAGCAGACCACATCATCCTGCTCGATGCCCAACGAGGCCGATATAACTTCCCGGAATTAAAAGAAGCCGCTTTAGAAGAGTACGATTATTGGGAACCTGACATGGTTATTATCGAAGCCAAGGCAACTGGTACCCCGCTAACCGACGAATTACGCAGAACCGGCATACCCGTGTTAAATTATACTCCTGCTAAAGGTCGTGATAAAGTGACCCGCATGCACACCGTTGCACCAATCTTTGAAGCTGGAATGGTTTGGGCTCCAGAAAAAAAGTTTGCAGACGAAGTGATTGAAGAATGTGCCGCTTTTCCCAATGGCGACCATGATGACTTCGTAGACAGTATGACTATGGCTCTAATTCGTTTTCGCCAAGGCGGTTTTATCGCACTAGAAGGTGAAGAGGAGGAAGAAATGTATGCACCAAGAAATAGAGAGTATTACTGATGTCTGTGCCTCCGAATCAAATGCAAGGCATGATCGACCCAGCACTGGAGGCAGTGCCAGGTGTCGAGGTTGAAATACCACAAGTCGAAGACTTTGCCGGTGGAGCAGAAATTATAGAAGGACCAGAGGGTGCCATCGTTCAGGCAATACAAGAACAGATGATGACCCAAGTGCAGGAGTACGATCACAATGCAAATCTGGCAGAAACTCTCGACGATTCTATCTTGGGTGAACTTTCGTCGGAACTTAGAGAGCAGTATGAGACTGATCAAGAGTCAAGGTCAGAGTGGGAAGAAGGATACACCAAGGGATTGGATCTCTTGGGAATCCAGTATCAGGAGCGGACACAGCCCTTCCAAGGAGCGTCAGGAGTCACGCACCCGATCATCGCAGAGTCAGTAACGCAGTTTCAGGCACAGGCATACAAAGAATTATTACCTGCCGGTGGGCCAGTACGTACAAACGTATTAGGCGCACAGGATTCAGAGAAAGAAGCACAAGCCGTTCGCGTCAAAGATTTCATGAACTACATGCTAATGGAGGTAATGGAGGAGTTCGATCCAGACACCGATCAGATGCTGTTCTATCTACCTTTATCAGGCTCAACGTTCAAGAAGGTTTACTTTGATGAAGCGAAACAACGACCCGTTTCTAAATTCATACCAGCGGAGGACTTGGTCGTCTCTTATGCGGCAAGTGATCTCGCGACCGCGTCGCGGATTACGCACGTTCTTCGCATGGACGAAAATGAAATTCGCAAGTTACAGGTTGCTGGTTTCTACAGAGATATTGATATTTCGGCTGACTATGAAGCAGATTCTGACCCGGTCAAATCGAAGGTAAACGAACTGGACGGCGT